ATTCAACTGGTCCCGTCCCGGACCCAAACCGATAATCCCCATGGTTTCTCTGGTGCTCTACGCACTTCCGCTGATAACTATATCGGCGCACTTGGCGTTCGCCTGGGAGTCCCTGTTTATTCTATCTCGAAGTCTAACCGAGACAATAAGTTGGGAGTACTAGGCAATCGGCCGATCATCGATGGCAAGGACTGTGTGTCTTACGGACACGCGGCGGCTGACCCCCTCCCCGAACAGCCCTGCTTATTGAAGTTCGTTGATGTCATAGACCATTTGACCGACGAGCAGTACAACGAAGTCATGGCGTCGCCTCACGCGACTGCCTCCTACTGTCTTACCCCCACATCCGTGGCTGGGCGCGACGGTGACTTCAATTTCCGGTACACGCCCAAGGGGTGGCTGGAGATGGGACCTCATTCTCGTTATGAACACCCGATTTGGGATAACGAGGGCGAAGTGTTGGCTGTATATGTAGATCCTGTGAACAACTGGTACTACATTGCTGGCGCTCTTTGTGGTGTTTCCATGGCTGCTGTTTGTGGCCTTGGCGCTATCCTCAAGAGAAAGGTCAAGCTCGTACTTCCCTGTGCGGCTGGACTCGCTATCGCGTACGCCTTCAACTACGCGAACAACGCGCCTACGGTCATCGTACGCGCAGTGCACAGAATTCCGACATCTGAGCACAGGTCGGTCATCCTGACCGTACCACGTCGGCGGTTCGAGGGACTCAGTGCGTGTCACTGGTGGCGGACCCTCTCCCAATACTCTCCCAAGCGCCTCGTTCCGACTACGCTGGGTGATGTTTATGGGCTTGAGGTTACTAGTTCGAAGGGGACGGACTATTCCTACGCACTGAAGGACAGTTTCCACAGCGTCAAAATCAACGCCGCAATGGAATCTACCATTCGGACCCTCTTGCTCACTAGCAAGAACGTACCCTCGGGTGGGTACCTTGCCGTCCAAGCCCGTCAACTGATTGGTGAGGACTGTAAGCTCACGGCGACAGACATGTCGTTGTGCGCGCTCGCGTTAGCCCACAGGCCTGAAAATATGGCTGTGGTGAGTGCTATGGAGCGTACTCCGGCCTACAGCTTCGCTTACAAGCGTAGTGTTGTAGACGATGAGGCACTAGGGAAACCAGGTGTCCGATGCGTTTGCCCTCCTTTGTGTGGGCCTAACGCGTCGATTCCCATTATGGGTCGTGACACGTGTGACGAGAGTATCGCTACACGTATCGTGGCGCCGCGCAACAGTAAGGTCTTCACTCCGGACCTTTATGAGTATGTGGCAGAATTTGCCGGCGTACTCAGGGACAAGTGCGGCTCAACCATAGTCCCCGGGACTACTGACGACGTCTTCGCGGCCGTTGTTCGTGGGTCCCAACTCGCGGGCATCACAACGGGTGCCTCCGAGGCCAACTTCCTCGCCGAATTGCACGACGTGCAATTTTACGTTACTAAAGCGTTCGACAAACGCGAGACCGCTACCGGTCGCGTGCTCATCGACTCTTTCAGTGATGTGACATTCTTGAAGAATGCGGCCCCCAGAAAGATAACCACACCTAGTCCCGGGTGCGGTTTTGCTTTCGCCACCTTCATTCTACCACTGCAGAAACTCATCAAGGACTTACCGTGCTACGCGTTCGGTCACACCCCTGATGTAGTGTCAACAGATGTTCCTCGCATACTCCATGGAGCAAAGACCGTTATTGAGACGGATTTCTCCAGTTTCGACGCCACTATTTCAGAGGCGCTGAGATTTGCTGAGTTGCAGTTCTACCTCGCGCTCATTGAGCCTGAGTGGCACGATGTGTTCCGTTTTCTTCACGGGACCACGTTCGGTAACAAGGTCAGATGTTCTACTGGTCTCAGTTACCTACAACTGTTTGCGAGGGGATCTGGTTTCCGGGACACCTCTCTCGGTAACACGTTGCTAAACATGTTCGTAAGTTTCTGTGCGCTACGGCGTACCGGACTCGGACCGCTGGCAGCGTTTGAGAGGCTTGGACTTTATGGGGGTGATGACGGGTTGACAGCGGATATCGATGTCGAAGTGTACAGGCGCACGTGTGCGGACATGGGACTTATCACAAAGGCGGCCACCATCAAGTATGGGTCCCCTGTGATGTTCCTCGCTCGTGTATGGTCTCCTGGCGTGTGGGAAGGTGATGCTAACAACATGACCGATCCACTTCGCGCACTCAGCAAGGTACACCTTACCACGCTCGGTGACCACTACGACAATCTGAGTGTCATGAAGTGGAAGTGTCAGTCGTACGTGGCGACTGACGGTAACACGCCCCTCCTGGGAGCGTTTTGCAACAAGGTCCTCTCGATGAGAGGTGGGGACACAAAGGTAGCTGGCCATGCTACTTGGGCTGCGCGTTGTCAAGACGTTTCAGCAACAACGTATACTAACAACAGTGCAGACTGGATGGAAGCGTACGTCGTACAACAACTCAACGGCGCCGACACAAGTCGGTTTACACGCTGGCTCGAAGACCCTGACGCTACCCTCGACACCCTACCGGTTGTCGAAATCGCACCATATTCGAGTGTTACAGCACAGCCAAAGACTCTGATGAACGGACTTATCACGTTTCCGATTACATTCGAGCCTAACCTGAACAGCACTACCTGTGACCCAGTACCAACAGTCGACCCGTTACCCGGTCTCGACAAGGGAAAACAGGCAGCTCTTCCGGAGTGCGTCAGTGACGACTGTAACAACAGCGCCAGTGACGAACAAGAGTTGGAGTACCTCATGGGTCGTGGACTCAACGCCCCGAAAAGGTGTAGGGCCTGTCGACTACTCAACAAGACGCGACGTGCTAACGCCACCGCGCAAATCTCTAAGTGACCTACACTGGTCGCTGTGACTCGGGAAGTCATTAAACTCGTCCTCGGTGATGTTAACAGCCTCTGCTGGTATCACTTCACCTAGTCTCATGACTAGGGGGTCAACAAATTCTCAATTTCTTTTGATTTTCTTGAATTCTCTCTCTTCGAATCTTCTTATTCGTTTTCTCTCTTGAGTACTTTACCAAAATGGCACCTAAGAAACCCCGTTCCAACCACACGACTCCCGCTAAGGGCAAGTCATCTCGGTCCGTACCCGCGGCCGAGGACGGGAGAGCAACACGCACTTCCAAACCTGTTGTCACACAGACACGGGTTGGCACACGTGTTGTTCATCGTGAGTTGGTACACGTCGTCACCTCCGACGGCGAGGCTTACCAGCTCACCACTTTGGCTTTGAACCCTGGCTTAGACACACTTCCGTGGCTAAGTAACGGTATTGCCAAAGGTTTCTCACAGTACAAGGTACACCGTTGGGACATTGAGTACGTTCCGTCAGTTGGTACTACGACTGACGGTAACGTGCTCATTGCACCAGACTATGAGCTCAACGACACTCCTCCTGCTAATGAGACCACTTTGGCTTCATACGTAGGAGCGGCTGAAGCAGCTGCTTACGCAGCCTTCAAGGTTTACACCAATCCTAAGGCCGGTATGGCTGAAGGCATTTACAAGTTGGTCCGTCATGAGGCTATCCAGTCTCTGTGGACATCTGTAACTGCGCAGCTGTACGAATATTGCAACCTACATATTGCAACAGTCGGAGTTGCCGCCGGAGTCAATCCCGGTCGCATCTATGTCAACTATGACATTGAGTTCTTCTCTCCCAGTGAGTCACTCCCACAAGCTTCTTCTAACCTGACCACGGCTTCCTATCTCGCACCTAATGTCGTTACTGCACGCGCCCTCGGGCTACAGGACCTCTTCGAGTCGGACCTCACCGCGCCTTTCGGTGGACAGTACGTCGTTCCTGGCGTTTCCGTCAACCTGGACAACGTCGGTGGTTTCCGTGGTGACACCACGTTACAACCTGGTGTCTACAAAATCACGATGTACGTACCTCTCGTCGCTTCATTTGTAGCTGTCGCTGCTTGTCAAGCGGAATGTCTGTGTACCGCCTCGTGGTTCGTCGGTGGCATACCCTTCTCTAAGTCGATTGCGTTAGCATCGTTTTGTGATTACAACACTGGCACGCCGTGTTACATGTCACACCAAGGTATTGCCCAGTTCGAGTTCTCTGTGCTTGAGGACACCCCCGGAGGTGAGATAGTCATCCACTGGGAGCTCAATGTCACTGTTTTGAACATGACCGGTGGAAACTCCTTTTCCATTGGTACCGCGAACCAGTTCCAGCATCTTATGGTCATTGATAGGATTGCTGACAACCTCGACACTCAAGCACCGATCACACCTTTGATGCTCGCCTCACGACCACATAACGGTGTCGTGAAGTACAGGTCAACTGGTGAGTACCCGTGCTATCCCTCTGAACTCCAACGATCCTGTACTATTGGAGCAGCGGAGGACACGACAAACAGGTCTTGCAAGAAGTAACTGTACCCCTCATACCATTTTATTTGTTTCTCCCCAATTATTTTGACCCCGTTAACTAAATAATTCATTAATT